AAAGAAATCCTCTACGGAGTACAGCTGACTAGGCTGACCTCCTGCCAGGACCTTCTTTGACCAAGAGAGAGCCTCACGCTTTATTTTCTTCCATTTTTTGAAAAGAAAACTACTTTTACAAACCTTTTCCTTTATTTCCTCCTTTTTATCAAGGGGCCGGGCAGATTCGAAAGATACCCTACTGGCGAAATCCCATAGAACAGGCGTGAAAACATTCAGCCGTTCATGGAGACCCCACCAGGAGTCATCTTCCTCCTCTGCCAAGCTCCCCCAATCCGAAAGAAACGGATCAGCATCTGCAAAAACGTCCTCGAAAACCACCTGTCTTGTTTCATACTTGGCGGTTTCCTGGAGGGCTAAGCGGAGCCAAGGGTGCATATCCTGCGTCCATCTTCCAAATGGATTCGTAGGTTCACCCCCCTCTAACATCTTACTGTGGAGGAAGCTAGCCAACACGCGCGCATCATTCATCAACCTGGGACCAATGAAGGACTTCCGTTCGGGAAGACCAAGGCCACCATAGCACTTCGGGAGATACCAATTACACTCCTGTTTCCCAATAGGAGGAATGGTATCAAAAATCTCCCTCTGCGCCCTGATGAAGTATTTGATTGCGTCGCTGCGTAGCTTCCACAAGGCGTCTTTGGAAAGACCCTCAAACCCATCTGGGTAGGCTGTAAACACAAACTCTCGGGCAAGATCACCAAGACTGGTGAAATCCCGTTCTGTATCCCCTTTGGAAGACCTGGGTTTGGTCAAACCAAAGTTGAAGAAAGGAATCCTTTTAAAGATCCCATCCTCCAGGACAAACAGTACAGAGTTTAGTTGTATAAAGCTCTCGTCGTAGTAACACTTACCCGGCGAAGGCTCCAAGCCTACCCACGCAGAAATCCTCTCCCAAGCTTCCTTTTCCTCCTTCGTATACCTCATTCCGCAGTCATCACCGTTGATCCTTATAGGCAGACGCCTAAGGGAACGGCTTCTCCTTTTAGGGGAGAAAGCCATACGACAAATGACCGCGTTGATAATACAAAGGATAGGGAAGCTAAGGGGAGATCCCATCAACTGTCCATTTTCCTGAGCCGTGCGTCCTGAATCCTTTCCCCCCAATCTGCTTTCGCAGATGGTGTGTCCGGTAAGGCATGCACGCCCCAAGTCTTGAAGCCAAGCGGGAATTTCGGAAACGCGACAGATCTCTGACCAAGTATGATCAGAGAAAACCTTACGAAGGTTATCTGTCGCGGCCGCATAATCCCCACTCAAGAAGGCTCCAATAGGAGACAAGTCGATGAGGTCCTGTAAAACCTCTGCGTCTATGGGTTTACCTATCAAAGAGAATGTCGGGTGATCTTTCAATACCCGC